CTGAGTAGAGGCGAAAGGAGGAGATCATGTTCATGGGCACCACCCCCTTCATCACGGTCCGCGCCCGCCGACCGCTCACCGAGATCGAGTTCTGCGCCTGGCTGGCGCAGGCCATGCCGGGCGACCGGCTCGAATACCATCGCGGGTTTCTGGTTCTCGACATCTTCCCGATGTTCGCCCGGTTGCCGGATCAGCAGCGAGCGGAACTGGCACGGCTCGGGTCGCGCGCCTTCTGGGCCGCCGAACAGGGCCTCGTGCACCTGGTGCAGGAGCGCACGGGCCCCGACCAGTTCGCCTACATCGCCGTCGCCCGCCCCAAACCGAAGGCCGCAGCCGTTTCGCTGTCCGCGCTTCTGCTGGCTGAGCAGGGGCAGCCCGACCACGCCACCGGTTCGAGTGGTCGGGCTGCCGCGTGATGACCGCCTTCCAATCCCTTTTTGCCGATCATGGAGACCCGTACATGCCGTTCCCCGCGAACACCCCCACCGTTGATGATCTGCCAAGCCTCGGCTTGCAGGACATCGCCCAGCTGCCCGTCGAACTGCTGGCCATCCTGCAGCGCGAGGTCGACGAGCGCCTGAAGCGCGACAAGGCAGCGAAAGCCCGCCTCGATGGCGCGCTGACGGTCCGTTACGCCACCCGCGCCGCCGAGGAACGGCAGGCGGCGGGCAAGGACACGGGCACGATCCGCTTCGACGACGGCGACTTCAGCGTGGTCGCCGATCTGCCGAAACGGGTCGATTGGGATCAGGATCGCCTCGCCGCCATGGTCGAGCGCATCCGCGCCGCCGGGGACGATCCCGCCCAGTATGTCGACATCGCCTTCAAGGTGCCCGAGCGCAAATACGCCGCCTGGCCCGACGCCATCCGCGCCGGGTTCGAGCCCGCGCGCACCGTCCGGCCCGGGACGCTGAAGATCGAGATCGTCCCGCAGGGGGGCGATCAATGAGCCTGCGCATCATCTCCGCCGACGACCGGCTGCGCGAGGCGCAGGGCAAGACCACCATGGCGCTGTTCGGGCCGAGCGGCGCGGGCAAGACCACGCTGCTGAAGACCCTGCCGCCCGCCGAGACGCTCTGCATCGATCTGGAGGCGGGCCTCAAGTCCGTCCAGGACTGGCCGGGCGACAGCATCCCGATCCGCCGGTTTGCCGACGCGGTCGACATCGCCTGCCTGATCGGCGGCGCGAACCCGGCCGCCCAGCCCGAGGAGCATTTCTCGGAAGCGCACCATGCGCACTTGCGCGCGCAGCATCCCGAGCTGGCCGAGAAGATCGACACCAAGCGCATCATTTTCGTCGACAGCATCACCGATCTCACGCGCCAGGCCATGGCATGGGCCAAGACCCGTCCCGAGGCGCTGTCGGAACGCACCGGCAAACCGGACACGCGCGGCGCCTACGGGCTTCTGGCGCGCGAGGTCATCGGGCTTCTCAAGCACCTTCAACATGCGCCGGGGCGCACGGTCATCTTCGTCGGCATCCTCGAGAAGGTCGTCGACGACATGAACCGGGTGACCTGGCAGCCGCAGATGGACGGCGGAAAGGTCGCCCGCGAGCTCCCCGGCATCGTCGATCAGGTGCTCACAATGAGCCTCTTCACGCAGGATCCCGGCGCGGGCCCCGATGCGCCCCCGACCTGGCGGCACGATCCCGACAAGGGCAACGCGCGCCGCCTCGTCTGCCAGTCCGGCAATCCGTTCGGCCTGCCGGCCAAGGACCGCAGCGGCAGGCTCGACCTGACCGAGCCGCCTGATCTCGGCGCGCTCCTCACCAAGATCAACCAACCCCGGAAAGGATGACGACATGACCTTCGACATGAACGACGTGGAGCCGCAGCAGTCCGGCGACCTGATCCCCGACGGCACCTTCGCCAAGCTGGTGATGACACTGCGCAAGGGCGGCACCGACGGATCGAGCGACGCGGATCGCGGGCTGCTCAAGGCCTCCAACCAGCCCGGCAGCGACGTGCTGATGCTCGACGCCGAGTTTACTGTCGCCGAGGGCCCGCATGCCCGGCGCAAGTTCTGGCAGAACTTCACCGTGCAGGGCGGCAAGCTCGACGAGCAGGGCCAGTCGATCGGCTGGAAGATCTCGAAATCGACCTTCCGCGCCATGATCGACAGCGCGCTCGGGCTGAACCCCGAGGACATGAGCGAGGCGGCGAAAGCCAAGCGGGTGCTGCGCGGGCTCGCCGATCTCGACGGGATCAGCTTCGTCGCCAAGATCCAGATCGAGCCGAGCCGCAACCCCGCCTACAAGGACGCCAACAAGCTCGACCATGTCGTGCTGCCCACCGCGCCCGAATGGCAGAAGGTGATGGCGGGCGAGCCCGTGCCCGCGCAGCCGTCGAACAAGCCCCGGCCCGCCGCAGCAGCCACGCAGCCGGCGACCCCGGCATGGGGCCAGCCGCAGGCGGCCTCCGCGCCGGCGGCGCCTGCCTGGGGCGCGCCGTCGGCTCCCGCCCAGCCCGCCACCCAGACCCCGCCCGCCGCCAAACCCGGCAACGGCCCGGCTTGGCTGAACCCGTGAGCCCGGACGAATGGCAGGCGCATGTCACCACGGAGGCGGCACTGGCGATGGGACGCTGGCTCGAGGCGCGCGGGCGTCTCGACCGCCCCATCGCCAGCCTGACCCGGCGCGATCTGGAATGCATGGCTTCGAACGCCATCAGCCGGTTCATCGTGCTGTCCTCCGAGCGCCGGACCGCCGCCCCGGACAAGGAGGAGCGCGACGCGATGGACCTGCTGCTCATGGGGTGACGCGCGCGGACCTCGCCCGGCGCGTGCCCTGCGCCCAGTGCGGTCGCGAGGCCAGGGGCTTCGGCTACTGCCACGGCCTGCGCTGGGACCGTCACCCTCATTACCGCTTCTGCTCGATGGCTTGCCTGATGGCGGGCTCGGCCAACGCCAAAAGGAACCACGGCATGATCGACAAGACCGACATGGAGACGCGCGCCATCGTGGAGGCCCGCCGGATGCTCGCCGAGGCGCTGACGGAGATGGGCCTGATGGCGCCCTTCTTCGACCGCCCGGCCGCGGACATCGACCGCGTGATCGAGGCCTGCGTCGACGGCTTTCAAGCCTCGATGCAGCGCCAGTCCGACAACGGCGACGTACCGTTCTGAGGGGGTGCGGATGCTGGTCGATTTCAATCACGGATCGGGCTTTGTCTATGGCCGCGACGCCTCCGATCCTGAGCCCTTGGGCGCACGGATCAACTCCCGCATCGACGCCGCGCTGGTCGCCGAACGCGAGGGCCAGCGCCCGCGCGACTATCTGGGCGCCAGCCGGATCGGCGAGCCCTGTGCACGGCGGCTGGTCTACGAGGTCACCCGCACGCCGCCCGATCCGCGCAAGGATTTCGAGGGGCGCGTTCTTCGCATCTTCGCGGCCGGGCATGTCTTCGAGGATCTGGCGATCCGCTGGCTCCGGCAGGCCGGGTTCGATCTGCGCACGCAGACACAAGCTGGCGGCCAGTTCGGTTTCGAGACGGCGGGTGGGCGCATTCGCGGCCATGTGGACGGCGTGATCGTCGGCGGCCCGGAGATCGGCCTCGCCTGGCCCGTGCTCTGGGAACACAAGGCGCTGAAAGCCTCGTCCTGGTCAGACACGGCGAAGAAAGGCGTGCAGCTCTCGAAGCCCGTCTATTTCGGCCAGATGCAGATCTACATGGCCTACATGGGCCTCGGGTCCGCGCTTTTCACGGCGCTGAACAAGGACACCTGCGAGCTCTACCACGAACATGTGTCGTTCGATCCGGCCGCCGCGCAGGCGCTGTCGGACAAGGCAGTCGACGTGCTGCGCGCCGCGGACGCGGGCGATCTTCTGCCCCGCATCGCGACCAGTCCCGACTTCTTTCTCTGCCGGTTCTGCCCGTTCGCAACCCGCTGCTGGGAGGACCGCGCATGACCGTCACACTTTCTGATACCCAGAGCCGCGCCATCTCCGCCATCCGCGATTGGTACGAGACGCGGCGGCACGACCAGCAGATCTTTCGACTGTTCGGCTATGCCGGGACCGGCAAGACCACGATCACCGCCATGGCGATCGAGGCGCTGGGGCTTGAACCGATGACCGCGGGCGGGCTTGGCGGCGTGCTCTTTGCCGCCTTCACCGGCAAGGCGGCGCTCGTCATGACGCGCAAGGGCACGCCTGCGCAGACCATCCACAGCCTGATCTACCGGGTCTCGGAGGCGACGCCGGAAGAGATCGCGCGCGCGACCGAGGATCTGGCGGCGCTGCGGCGCGACCTGCCGCGCATGGGCCCGGCCGAGCGCGGTTTCGCGATGACGCGCATCGCCCAGCTCGAGCTGCGCCTCGAGGACATCCACCAGCCGAAGTTCCTGATCAACGAGCAGTCCATCCTGCGCGACGCGGACCTCCTGGTGCTCGACGAGGTGTCGATGGTGGGCAAGGACATGGCCCACGATCTCATGGCCTTCGGCAAGCCGATCCTCGTGCTGGGCGATCCCGGCCAGCTGCCGCCTGTTAAGGACACGGGCTTTTTCACCGAGACCGTGCCGGACGTGATGCTGACCGAGGTGCACCGCCAGGCGGGCGACAGCGCCATCCTGCGGCTCGCGACGCTGGCCCGCGAGGGACTGCCGATCCCACCCGGCGCGCATGACGACCATGTCTGGAAGATGTCGCGCCACGAGGTCGGCCCCGGACAGATGCTGCAGGGTGGCCAGGTGATCTGCGGCACCAACGCGACGCGGCGCTGGCTGAACACCGCGATGAAGCGCGCGGCCGGGTTCGGCGCCGATTATCCGACAGGCCACGGCGAGAAGATCATCTGTCTCAAGAACCGCCACGATCTCGGGCTGATCAACGGCATGTTCCTGACCCTCACCGAGGTGCGGCAGGATCCGGACGACGCCTTCGCCTTCAGCGCCATGGTCGAGACCGAGGACGGAGTGAGCCTCGGCGGGCGACAGAGCTTCTGGCGCGGCGAATACGCCGATCATGTCGCCTACGACCCCGAACGCGGGCGACGGGAGTGGCAGATCCGGCGCGGGCTGATCGAGTCCAGCTGGGGCTACGCCATCACCTGCCACAAGTCGCAGGGCTCGCAATGGGAGAACGTCGTCGTGTTCGACGACGGTTTCGGGCGCAGCGCCGCCGACCGCAACCGCTGGCTCTACACCGCGATCACGCGGGCCGAGAAAGGTCTGGTGATCCTTGCTTGACCTCAACGACGCCAAACCGCTCGGCGGCGAGCCTCTGCGCTACGATCTCGACCTGGTGGTGGCGCGCCTTCGCGAGACCGCGGAAGTCTGGGTGCCACGCCTGTTTCCGCGCGGGCGCAGGTCGGGCGACGAGTGGCGGCTCGCCAACATCCGGGGCGACGCGCCGCGGAACACCGGCTCCTGTGTCATCACCCTTCGCGGCGCGCATGCTGGTGACTGGATCGACTTCGACGGCAATCAGGGCGGCGGCCCGATCAGCGCTATCGAGGAAGCGACCGGGCTCGACGGCCGGGCCCTGATCGTCGAGGCGGCCGAGATCGCGGGCATCGCGCCCGGCGCACCGGAACGCCGCGCGCCGCCGACGCCGCCCCCATTGAAGCGCGTTCCCGCGCTGGAGATCGCGCACATCCTGACGGGTGCGGAGACGATCACGGGCTCTCCGGTCGCGCGGTATCTGACCGGACGCGGCCTGATGGTGCCCGAGGCCGCCGATCTGCTGTTTCACCCTGACCTGACCCATTGGGAGACGAAGACCGGCTACCCGGCCATGCTGGGACAAGTCCGCGACCGCGATGGCGCGGTCATCGGCCTCCACCGCAGCTACCTCGCCATCGAGGACGAGGCAGTCACCAAGGCGCCGCTCGACAAGGCGAAGAAGATGCTGGGCCGGGTGGCCGGTGGCGCGGTGCGTCTCGCCGATCTCGGCGACGGCGATCGGCTGGCGCTTTCCGAAGGCATCGAGACCGGCCTCGCGGTGATGACCGCATGCCCCGATCTGCCGGTCTGGGCTACACTATCTACATCGGGCCTCGAACAGGTCGAACTGCCGCCTGGCGTCCGGCGCGTCCTGATCCTGGCCGACAACGACACCTCCGGGGCCGGTCTGCGGGCCGCCGAGGCCGCCGCCCGGCGCTTGCGCGCGCAAGGGCGCGAAGTGGCCGTCGTCTTGCCGCCCGAGGAGGGCGAGGATTTCAACGACCTCCTGCTGCGCGAAGGGCCCGAGGCTGTCGCCGCCCTGATCGCCGATGCGGAGGCCATAACCGAGGCTGAGCCCACGCTGCTGATCGGGCAGCACCGGCCGGTCAACTATCAGGGCAGCGGCGAGGCCATCCCCACCTTGCGCGCCGACGAGGGCGATCTCGCCCGCTCGGTCGAGCGAGTCTGGAGCCTGCTCATGGCCTCGAACCGGACGCCGTGGGTCTTCCGCTTCGCCGGGCAGCCGACATGGGTGGTGCCCGACGACGAGGGCCGTCCGGTCGCCACCGCGATCACCGAGGAACGGCTGCGTCACATGCTGGCGCGGCTAGCGCACTGGAAGAAGCTGAATGGCAAGGGCGAGTTGGTCGCGGCCCCGCCGCCGATCGCCGTGGTCAAATCCGTGCTGGCCACGCCCGACCCGGCGCTGCCCGTGCTGGTGGGCATCGTCAACACCCCGGTCTTCGGTCGCGTCGGCACGCTGCTAACCACGCCGGGATATCATCCCGACGCGCGGCTTCTCTATGCCCCGACGCCCGGGTTTGTGGTGCCGACCATTCCGGCCAAGCCGTCAGCCGCCGAGGTTGCCGCCGCCCGCAATCTGCTGTGCGAGGATCTGCTCGGCGACTTCCCCTTCGTCGGTCCCGCCGAGATGGCGCATGTGATCGCGCTGCTGCTGCTCGGCTTCCTGCGCGGCATGATCGACGGGCCGACGCCGCTGCACCTGATCGAGAAGCCCAGCCCCGGCTCCGGCGCCACGCTGATGGTCGATGCCGTGGCCACCATCCTGACCGGCTCGGGCGCGAGCGTCATGACCGAAGGCCGCGACGACGACGAATGGCGCAAGCGCGTCACCGCCAAGCTGCGCCAGATCCCCGCCATCGTGCTGATCGACAACCTGCGCGCCAAGCTCGACAGCTCCGCCGTCGCGGCCGCCCTGACGGCGCCATTCTGGGAGGACCGGATCCTCGGCGCATCCGAGATGGCGCGGCTGCCGATCCGCTGCCTCTGGATCGCCACCGGCAACAACCCCGAGTTCTCCAACGAGATGGCGCGCCGCCTGCTGCGAATCCGGCTCGACCCCCATGAGGAGCGCCCATGGCAGCGCACCGGATTCCGCCATCCCGATCTGATGACATGGGTGCGTGCGAACCGCCCCCGGCTGGTCTCCGCCTGCCTCACGCTCTGCCAGGCGTGGATCGCCGCCGGAAAGCCGCGCGGGGCGCGCACCATCGGCTCCTTCGAGAACTGGGCGCATGTCGTGGGCGGCGTGCTCGAGGTCGCGGGCATTCCCGGCTTCCTCGGCAATCTCGACGAGATGATGGAAGCCTCCGACAGCGAGGGCGCGGGCTGGAGCGCCTTCATCGCCGCCTGGTGGGATCGGTTCGGGACCGCCGAGGTGGGCGCGGCCGACCTCTTCGACGTCGCCCTGTTCTGCGATCCGGCGCCCCCGATCACCGGCCACACGGACCGCGCGCAGAAGACCAGCTTCGGGATCGCCATCAAGAAGATGCGGGACCGCGTGTTCCGGGTGGGCGATCTGAACCTCAGGCTGGTGCAGGCAGGCACGTTTCGGCGGGCGGTCAAATGGCAGCTCAAGGTTTCCGAGCAACCGTCGCGTCCGCAATCGGGCGCACGAGGGTCTGATGCGTGTGAACCTCGGGCCGCGGGTGTGAACCTCCAAAACCGAGGTTCACACGATCAAGCCGTTGATCGGAATGGTAAATGTGAACCTTGTGAACCTTGTGAACCTCTCCCAACCCTTATGCACGCGCGCGCGCACGCACATGCGAAGGATGACGCCGGAAAAGGTTCACAAGGTTCGCGAGGTTCACAAAGCCCCGTGAATTCAGAGCCTTGTCGGTGTGAACCTCCGTGTGAACCTCCCGCGGCAGGTTCCCGAGGTTCACCCGTCCCCGATTGGCTGCGGGAGCTCGATCCATGAGCCCCGCATGCCCTGACCATCGCCCCATCGAGCAGCAAACCGGAAAGGAGCCCATCATGGCCCACGCATCTCTGACCCCGACACCCATGAGCGCCCCGTTCCCGGGCGTGCCTGTCATCCTCGCCCTAGATCTCGGCACCACGACCGGTTGGGCATTGCAGGCCGCTGACGGACTGATCACCAGCGGCACCGTGTCCTTCCGGCCCAGCCGCTACGACGGCGGCGGCATGCGCTACCTGCGGTTCCGGGGCTGGCTCGAGCAGCTGGCCCACGACGCCGGCGCCATCACCGCCATCCACTTCGAGGAAGTGCGCAGGCACGTCGGCACAGACGCGGCGCATGTCTATGGCGGGCTGCTGGCCACGCTGACGTCATGGGCGGAGACCGCGGGCGTCGCCTATCAGGGCGTCCCGGTCGGCACCATCAAGCGCCACGCCACCGGCAAGGGCAACGCGAACAAGGACTCCATGATGGCGGCCGCCCGCGCGCGCGGCTTCTCGCCCGCCGACGACAACGAGGCCGACGCCATCGCGATCCTCCTCTGGGCGCTGGAAACGCGCGGAGGTGTGCAATGAGCGGCATGCGGTTCACGCCCAAGGGCTACGGCGGTCACCGCCGCAATCCCGACGAGGTCAAGCGCGACGGCTGGAAGGAACAGGGGCTGTTGGCCGTCGCCATCGACGACGACCGCCTGACCTGGCCCGAGCGGGAGCTGGTGCGCCAGCTCGGCGAGCGGCTCTACGGCAAGCGGGAACGGGAGGCGCGTCATGGGTGAGTGGACCACAGCGCAGGTGCAGGACCGGCTGGAACTTGCGGCCGGCGTGATGCGACAGATGCCGGGCGTGATGCCGCAGGGCTTCTTCAACGCATGGCCCGAGTATTTCCACAGCTTCGCCGACAAGGTCGGCCAGGAGCCGCAGATGCGTCGCCCGAGGCCCAGCCCGCGTCAGATCACGCAGGCCGAGGACGCGATGCTCTGGCTGCGCTGGCTCGAGCCCGAGGATGGGCGCCTGGTCTGGGCCCGCGCCGACGGCATGGCGTGGAAGCCGATCTGCTGGCAGTTCGGCCTGTCGCGCACGGCCGCGACCAAGCGCTGGCAATACGGTCTGGCGGTGATCACTTGGCGGCTGAACGGTCGCGTGCCGTCGCCCCGGCGGTCACAGCAGTTCGTCATCGAAAACGCCAATCGGCTGTCAAGAAAAATCGTCCTCTGAGAAAATTTTCGGGTGTACATCGCAGGGCCTTACACATTTCGTCGAGGCCGTTAGAAAACCAATATGCTCGGGAGAGGAGCGCGCAGGCAGACGCCGCGCCGCTGGCTTCCGGGGTCCAGTGAAGGGTCCAGCCGGGGTCCAATGGGCTAACCCATTGAGTTCTTGGTTCCTTCCTCGCGATATTCGTATGCTGGCGGGCGAAGCGCGGGACATCGCCAGCGACAGGGCCGGATTTTTGGGAAGCCACCCGGAAGCCGGAGCCACGCAAGCCCCGCGCAAACACCAATGAACGCTGGCCTTCCGACCGGACACCGCTGGTAGCCGCTGGACCCCGTGTGGAGTCCGGCCCGGCATCCGGAGTCCGGAAGCCACCGGCATCCACCCGGCCGAGGAACCTTGCCTACCATGACGCTGAGCTTCGCCCCGGACGCGATCGAGACGTGGCCGCTGTCGCTCCTCCAGCCCTACGCGAAGAATGCAAAGGCGCATGGCGCGGACCAGGTCGCGAAGATCGCCGCCAGCATGGCCGAGTTCGGCTGGACCGTGCCGTGCCTGGTCGCCGAGGACGGAGAGTTGATCGCGGGGCACGGGCGCGTGCTGGCCGCCACGCAGCTGGGGCTGACCGAAGCGCCGGTGATCGTGCTGGGCCACCTGACCGAGGCGCAGCGGCGGGCCTACCGGATCGCGGACAACAAGCTCACGGAACTCGGCACTTGGGACGAGGCGCTGCTGTCGGCGGAACTGAACGACCTGCTGGCCGAGGATTTCGACCTGTCGCTGGTCGGGTTCTCCGATGGCGACCTGGACAAGCTGTTGGCCTACGTCGTGGAAGACGACGGGGACGAGGGTGGCGCCGGGGGCTCCGTGCCGCCGGTGACCATCCCCGAACCGCCGCGCAATCCGGCCTCACGGACCGGCGATCTCTGGATCCTCGGCGACCACCGGCTGCTGTGCGGTGACAGCACCAGCGCCATCGATGTGCGTCGCCTGATGAATGGCGAGCGGGCGATCCTGTTCGCCACCGACCCGCCGTATCTCGTGGACTACGATGGCTCGAACCATCCGACCCGCAACAAGGATTGGTCGGCATCCTACGGCACGACATGGGATGACAGCAGCCAAGGCGCGGACCTCTACGACGGCTTCATCGCGGCGGCCGTGGCGGAAGCCATCGCCGAGGATGCGGCCTGGTACTGCTGGCACGCCTCGCGCCGCCAGGCGATGCTGGAAGCCTGTTGGGAAAAGGCAGGCGCCTTCGTCCATCAACAGATCATCTGGGTGAAGGACCGCGGTGTCCTGACCCGGTCGCACTACCTCTGGAAGCACGAGCCCTGCTTCATGGGCTGGCGTCGCCCCAACCGTCCGCCGAAGGTGGCCGAGGAAACGCTGCCATCGACATGGGCGCTGCCCAGCTTTGCCAAGGACGACCGACCCGACCATCCGACGCCGAAACCGCTGGACGCTTTCGGCATCCCGATGCGCCAGCATGTTGCGCGAGGCGGGCTCTGCTACGAGCCGTTCTCGGGCTCCGGTTCGCAGATCATGGCGGGCGAGGCCAACGGTCGCCGCGTCTTTGCGATGGA